ACTTCTTGGAACAAACTCACTGTTACCTGTGCAGATTTGACCTGTGTCATAAATGTTGGGTAAAGCAAAGGTAGTAGCTGCGCCTGTCTCATTGTTAATACCAAACAAATACGCTTTAATTGAATGACTGAAGGGTCCAATTGTTTGTCTTGTTGTATTGATTGGTATGTTTTTTAACATAATATACGTTCTGTGTGTTGTGGACTTGAACGTTATTAAGTTGTTTGGTCTAACAGCAGATTCAGAAGTCTTTGTGCCGTCTGATCTGCGTGGACGTATTCTGTAAGCTTCTGTGCCAGCGTACTGTGTTAGATGATCTGACTTGATTAAGTCGGTTTTTGGTAGTGGGAAACCAGCAGGTAAGTGTACAAAAGCATTTACTGTGGTGTATGGCTCTCTGTTTTGATACCCATAAAACACATTGTAAGGTATGCTACTGTAGTCTGCATCAAGTACAGGTACTTCTAGTTCGCTGTAGCTTTGTACTGGGTTAATTACTAGCTGTGGCTCGACAATGCAGTCAAGGATTGCATTTTCTGCACACTGTATAACAGATTCTCTAGTCTCACGTTTTCTAAAGAAACCGTCTTCGCCTAGGATTATTTCGGATTTGTATTGTGACATAGTAAATAGTAAGCCTCTGCCTACAGTAAATAGGCAGAGGCAGTGGGTTATGCTTTGCTTGATGCCTGACGCTCAAGTGTGATGGACGTGTAGTCATCAACTAACGCGTCGTGCGATAGTGTAACTCCATTGCTGACTGCTACGCAGCCCTCTGGTGCAGAGAGTGCTCCAAGGATAGAACGATCACTGAGGATACTCCCTACGGTAGCTTCAATGTCGAACGAACGGCTGACTGAATTAGACATGCCGTAACGGATTGTAGTTGTATTTGACATAGTATATTATGTGTTGGTTATCGGTTTAGTGAGCAACATGCTCAAAAATGTTATCTCTTTGTACTTGACAGTTGGGTGTTGTAGGTGTGAGATGGTGACTTAGTTGTTTGATGTGTATATCGTGTTCATATTGTAGCCACCCCGCTGTGTGCAGGGTGGCTACTTTTATGTAACTACCTCTATCGCCTTCTTGACCGACCTCTCATAACTTTATACGCGACTCTGTTTAGGACACATTTAGCGACGTCTAAAGCGAGGGGGATGAGTATGGTAGCTGCTAGTTGTGTTAGTCTCCTTGCCATATGGAATTGAGAACAACCTGACGAGGGTGCTGTCGGAAGACAACACAGCTAGCAAATAGGTCATGCAGGAAAATAGGATACCTGCAATAAATGCGGTCGCCATGCCACTGAATGTACCAGTAAATAGCACGGGCATACCGAAAGTAAAAACGATGTCCCAAAGGACTTGAGTCTTTACTACGAACTTGAGTGAGAACATCTTACATAGTATAACTAAGTAAGATATAGAACATATGAAGCTGAGAAACATGATTTCCATAACAATTATTTTATCTCTTTAGTCTTTGTGCCCAGAGTAAACCCTCGGCGGTAAAAAAAGCCACTCAGCCAGACTCGTGAAAGCCTGACTGAGCAGCAGTTGGGTATTATGAACGAATTTTGGAGATGAGCACCTCACGATTATTACGTCTCTTGGTAAGGCGTATAGACCAGTCGGTATCGGACTCGTGATCTTTGCGTCGCATGGGGATCATAGAGTAGGCAAGCTCGATGTCTTGAATATTGTCGGAGCTTAGATAAGTCTTGATGAGCAACCGCTTGCGCTCGGGTGTACGGTAGCTAGGCTCTGGGTCCGTGTTGTCGTAGACACCAGCGAGAACGCCGACGGAACCACGGGGTCGACCACGATTGCGACGTTGGGTGTCGCGAATGTTACGTGCGTCATCTGGATCGCACTCGGATTCTTGCTTGAACGTTGTAGCATACTCGCGTCTGCGAACTGTGCGCTCGGTTTCTGTAGGTAGCTCGACTGTGTCGAAGTTGGCAGAAGAACCAAGGGCTTCGTGTGAGTCAAAGGTGACTTGGCGAAGATTGGTATTATTCTCTTGATCCCACAGGGTGCGTAGACGATCCACACGAGCACGGCATTTCTTGCGTAGCTTGTCGCCGAGATTTGGATTAGCCCACTGACGCAGAGCTGTGTAGTAGTGAATCTTGATGTCGTTGAGATACTCACGTTGCTGTAACGCTAAGGACTGCAAGCAGGACATGTCGCCGCATTGAGCGTCGTCGTCAGGATGGCAGTGGCTGGTAGGTATCTCGTGCTCGGCAACCCAGTCGTCGACAAGAGTCACGGGATCAATGTCACGGTTGGGTATAGTCTTGGCAAGTGAGGTTGCAAAGACGAACAGCGTGCGCCATGCGTCTCTGTAGTCTTGAGTGTAGCGCTCAGCCGATGTGGCTGCACGGACGATGGATGGAATGTCTGATATGTTCATAATATATAGTGAACAGTTTAGACTCGTGTTCAGGAGTGTTAGTGTTACGCGGCTAGGAAGAAGTCAGCAGGAGCTGGGACAATCGTGTAGTAGTGATTGCCTGTCTTCGGGTTAACGTTCTCTTGTGTGCGAACGATAACCTCGACGATGTCGCCCTCTTTACCGAACACTGAGTTAGTGTTAGAGAAGTAGACATGCTCTTGCTTGTCTTGAGTCATGAACTTGGTGAGACCTAGTGGTTTCTCTGGAGCAGAGCTGTTAGGTAAGTCCTTGACGGCTTCGATGATGAGCACCTTGCAGATGCTAGTGACGTTGGGTTGGTCTAGTTGGATCATATTGTGTAGTATTAGTAGTTAGATGAGTCAGAATTAACTCGGTTATTTATCTCTTTGATAGAGTAGTGAGTAGAGATAAGGGAGAGATCGCGCTCGTTTTGCTCGATTTCTTTGTCGAGTCCAATGACGAGGAGGACTCCGAACAAGCCGCCGACGAACAGGCAGGCGACGAAAGTCTTGATGTGCTCGATAGGCTTATCCATTGGATACCTTTCTGTTGAGGTCGTAGTGCTCGTCGTAACGACGGTCGTACTCAGCTGCAACAGCTGCTTCGTGGTCCTCGCGGGTCCAAGGATCATAGCTGCCGTCGGGCTGGTCAGGTCCAAGGTCGTCGTACAAGGGATCGAAGCAAGCGTCGAACAGATGCTCGCGTTGCGCTTCGATGAGTGTGTCGATGTCAGTAGTATGTGTATCTTTCATAATGTATAACAGTTAGTAGTTAATGTAACCAAGGGCGGTTACCCCACGGTCAACTGTATCGAGTCAATGGTCGGGCATTGCCACAGCTTCTCTGAGTTTCCGTGGATAGAAGTCCTGCGACTAACAAATCTTGCCAACAGGAAACACAGGAAGAAGCGTAAGCAAGACAGCAATCCATTGACCGATGCATTAGTATTAGGAAACAACCGCCCCTCCCCCATACAACACTGTTGCGTACGCGCCTGGTCGTGCATAAGCTGCAGCGGATCAAGGGCTTACGGCTCGCGCGGCACAGGGTTGGGTGTCCGCTGGACCGTGTATCGGATCGGCGAGGGTTCGCAGGCTCGTAAGGTACTGTAGATCAGGAGCTTATGGTTGGTTGGATATGTGGTCAGATGGCTGGGGTTTCAGGAGGTGCATAGATACTAGGTTTATCGGAGCTGGGAGCAGGGTTCAAAGGACCGTGAGGCTCTAGAATCTAGGGATCGGGGATCGAAACTGACGTTTGGGGGGGGCACTGGGGGGAAAAGGCTGAGAGAATCACAAAGGGTCCCTACCTGCGTACAAATTTTCTAGTTTTTGGGAGTTTAGGTAAACAAAGGTACAGTAGTATTGGTACTTTTTTACATTTGACAGACGGGGTAGACAGCTAACAGACACTTTTTGGAACTAGGTGGCTGTTGTTAACATTAATGATTATCAACGACTTACGGGATGACAGACACAAAAGACACTTTATTTACCCTATTAAGAAAATCTTTTTGAAATGCTCTCCGTAGGTGTCAAAAGTGTCTATCTCTTCGTAAGTCCTTGATTACCTTATATGTTAATAGCAGACAACCCCCCTTTTTTGGGTGTCTACTAGGTGGCATAGGTGTCTGTCTGCTTGACAAACTCTGCGCAATTGTACATTACTTTGGACAGTGCCTGTAAAAACAACTAAGCAGAAAGCTGACCGTCGGACCTATGAGGCAGGTAAACCGAAACAGGTAACTAAGCAACAGGCATCTAAACGTAGCCGTTGTCACCGAAGACGCATGAAAGCAGAAAAGGACATGAAAGAAGCACAGGGTAAGTTGGCAAAGGTCGAAAAGGATCTAAGTATCAAGCAACAATTCCTAGATACCATGAGCAAAGCACCTACGCCAGCAGAGCAGCGTAAGGCACTATTGGCTATGTTTGCTGAGCGGGGCATCAACCCTATTGACGAGTTGATGCAATATACCGATGATCCCGACGTAGCCAAGAAAGACAAGATTTCTATATGGAAAGAGCTTGCCAGCTTCACCCAACCCAAGTTAAAGAGTGTCGACGTGCAGGGCACACTGAGCGGGGAGCTAAAGATACTAACGGTAGATTATTCCAATGTTTCTAAATCCGAGCTTGCCAAGACGGTTGAAGCGGAGATAGTGGATGAAGATGATAATTATGACGAATTTTTAAGCGAAGAAGAGAAACATGACACTTGATGAGGTAAAGTCGGTTGTATCGGAGCACTACACAAACTATGTATTAGTAGTGTTGGATGAAGACACTGGCGGCATGGACTACAGATTTAACAACGATATGATAGGCAAGATGCTTCTACATGAAGCCCACTCTGACATAGTTAGCTACGGCACGGATGTTGCAATAGATTTCGATATAGACTGGGACGAGGAAGAGGTAGAGGACGACAACGAAGAGTTTTAATATGGACGTACAGGTTCCTGCACAGGGATGGCAGCCGAGACATTATCAGCTGCCACTACTTAAGTATATGACACAAGCCAAGCGCGGATTGCGTGCGGTAGTTGCGTGGCATCGTCGTGCGGGTAAGGATTTGACCTGCGTTAACATTGTTGCAATTAAGGCGCTCCAGCGCGTGGGCACATACTGGTACGTTTTGCCGTATGGTAATCAGGCTCGTCGTATTGTATGGAACGGTATGACGGGTGAGGGTAAGAAGTTCATTGACTATTTTCCCAAGGAGATTGTTGAACGCAAGAGTGAACAGGAGATGCGCATCCACTTGAGCAACGGCTCGGTGATTCAGTTAATGGGTTCAGACGACCCAGATAAGATGGTTGGCGCGAACCCTGTTGGCGTGGTGTTCTCTGAGTATAGTATTTCTGATCCATCCGCGTGGCAGTTGATCAATCCAATTTTAGCGGAGAACGGCGGTTGGGCACTGTTCAATGGTACGCCGCGTGGTGAAAACCACTTTTACAAAATTTTGTTAAAGGCTCAATCCGACGGCTCATGGTACAGCAGCCACCTGTCAGTCA